TTTTCACAATAGCAACATTTGAAACAGCAAAAAGAAAACCAGAAACATTTAGTTTACGTCTAGAACATGGAACAGTTGGTTACCATAGTCCTGGGCGCAGCAGACAATACATGTGGGTAAATGGACAAAAAGTAAAACTTGATGAAAATGATCCAGGTGGTGAACATGAATAGGAGACAAACATGTTAGAATTAGTATTTTTAGTGGCACTATGGTCAAATACAAATAATGAATTCATAGAAGTATCAAATGACCAAAAAGCAAATGGTTATGATTGGGAATATGTTGGAAAACATGAGGCATCAGGAACTCCTGCTATAACTATACAACCAGGAAATGGGAAAGAGATCATTTTCTTCAGATTGGAGGAGTGATGAAATATATAATTTTTTATGTCACTCTCGCACTTTTATCAACTGTGGGAGTTTCAATCGCTAATGCCAGTAATTGGGTTCAAAAACCAATTCAATGTGGTGATATTAGTACTGCAGATAGATTAGTATTTGAAGCAGATGAAGATTTTTTATTTCGAGGAAATGGTGTTGTATACGATAGTCTTGGTGAATTAGGTAACGCAATAATTGGTGTTTATGCTAATCCAGAGACTGGTACATTTACGATAATAGAAATTTATCCTAAACTCAAAGAAGCATGTATTATAGCATTCGGAGACAGTGTAGAGTTTACTATTCCTGAAATAGAAGATAGACACCCAAGAGGCATCGATCCAAAGAGAGCGACTAGAATATAATTAATGGATTTAACATTAATCATAATTAAATCTTATATTGTGTATTGGATAATATCAGCGATTGGTATTACATATGGATATCATAGATATTTTTGCCATAAAGAATATAAAACAAACAAGATATTTGAAATAATAATGTTATATCTTGGATCTTTATGTGGTTGTCAATCACCAATAAGTTGGTCTGGTGTTCATAGAATGCATCATGCCTATTCAGATACACCACAAGATCCTCATAGTCCATTATATAAAAAATGGTATGAAATATTATTTTCTAGTTGGAGAGTGAAAAATATCCCTAGAAAATTTGTTAAAGATTTATACGATAATCCTAGAGTTTTATTCTTTCATAAAAATAGATTTATAATATTGTGTATAACATATATTATTTCGTATATTATCAATCCTATATTTTTACTTTATCTGATTGTTACATTTATTTTATCTTATATATTTTATGGAATGTTAAACCTATTAGGACATACTGAAAGTGGTCCAATTAATAGGTGGTGGATTAATTTATTTGCACCATTCGAGGGCAATCATTATGACCACCATCTCTGAGTTAGATGAATATAAATTATATTCTCCTATGCCAAAAGATTACGATACGAGACCTGCAGAGTTAATAACATTCTTACCAGAGAATGAACCTTCTTTGATGTCAGAACTCGAACTTGAATTAATGCTTTTTAATGCAGTTGATAGTCATAGATTGATAGAAAATTATTCTTTTTCTAAAATGAAAAAAATGATATGTGTCACCTTGATGAAAAGAGATAATCTTATAGTAGGATTCTCTGGCATCCAAAAGATGGAAATAGGCAACAGAATTTTATCTAGATTATATCAGTCGAATGATAATAGAGTTTCATTTTCTAGAGAGATCGGAAGACCAACTCTATTGAATATGGTCGAGCATCAATGTACCATCTCAGATAAACTGAATCTAAAAAATTTATTCATATCCCGAGAACCAAGAGGATCAATGAAACATGTAAAAAGTTTTATTGACAAACTAAATAGTCATACAAGTTCAAAGTGGAAGCAACATCCAAATTTATTAGAAACTGTAAAAGGATCGATGCAACACATATTTTGGAGGATAAATTAATGGCATGGCAAATTAAAGTAAAATATTCAGGAAAATCTTCTGCAGAAAAATCTACTAATAACAACATCAGAAATCTATTTGATCAATATGTTGTAGATGGTAAAATAACTTCATTTGATAAAGAAATTGTAGATGAAACTACAAAGATTCAAACGATTGTGTACAAAGATAAAGATACATATACGGAATATGTTGGTGCTTTGGGATCTATAGAATCTGATAGTGATAATTTTAATGGTTTTGCAATAGAAGTTATTGAGCAAACTGAGGTTTAAAGTGAAACAGTATGGATTACAAACCGACTTAAAAAAAGATTTGAGTTGGTTTCAAGAATATTTTGATAAACTCGAATGGGTTGAAAGTTATGAACATTATGGTGAGGAAATACCAAAAATAACTGGTGGAATACTCATGAATGATTTTTGGATTAAAAATATACCAATTCAAATGCAAGATATAAAGTTGAGAAAATTTGTATTAGGTATATTTAAAAAATATGGAATTAAAACTAAAGATTTTAGAATGGATTTCTTTTTAGTAAAAACTGGTGGATCTATGCCGAAACATAAAGACAGAGTATCATCTATCGCCTTTTTATTACCACTTTCTAAAAACACTGGTTGGTTAGGTATAGAAGATGAAGATGGTTCTGTAAAAGTTCTATATGATAGTATGTTCATTTTAAATACTAAAAAATCACACTGGGTCGAAGAACCAACCGAAGATAGATTATTGTTTAGAATAGCTGTGCATGACTTTCCATATGAAAGTATAACGCAATGAGTTATCTTTATGATTGCTTAACAAGGTATGGTGATTGCTATGAATTAAATTTTAAAGTCGATAAAAAATTAATATTGGATGAATTATTAATTTATAAAAATGATTGGGTAAAATACAATCCAAGAAAAAATATCCCTCGTTACGGATTAAGTATTACAAGTCTTGATGGGGGTTTAAGTGGTATTCCAGACTTAGACTCTGTTCGTGAGTATAACATAAAAAATAATTTAAATCTGGACGAGATAGATTTTAACAAAAAAACTGAACTATGGAATCTTGTTGATCAAGGATTAGGAGAATTTGATGGGCATTTGGGAAGAACGCATTTTATTAAAATGGATAAAACAGGTTGCTTTCCACCACATCGAGATCAATATTCTCGAGAGATAAACTCATTTAGATTATTCATACCAATAAAAGGATGTAATCCACCAGATAGTTATTTTATTCTTGACAATAAAATATTAAATTTCACAGATGGAAAAGTTTATTTCATCAACACATGTAAAGAACACACTATATTTACGACTGGTGAATATTCACTTTTTGTTGTTGCTAATATTATTTTGTCTGAAGAGTCTGTAGATAAAGTTTTAAGCAATCTATCTATTACTTGACTTTATACCAATCTTCTAGAACTTCAGTTTCTTTATGCATCATCTTACCGATGCTGGCGATAACAACTTTATCACCTTCATGACCTATCACGACCCAGTCATTTGAACCAGAAGGTGACCTCACTATGTCGCCTTTTTTTAATACCTCATGTCCAACTTTGTCCATAAGTATCATATAAATCTCCTAAAAATTGAGCATCGATTACTGTATTTATATTAAATAAAAAAGTGAAAAAAGTTTAAATAAAATGAAAATAAAGCTTTACTTATCTGAAAAACTATGATATAATATATGTATAAAATGAAAATGAGGAGAAAAAAAATGAAACTAAAAGGTGCTTTAACAATTTTAAATAAACGTGCTGATTGGTATGGTGAGTCATTAGATTGGTTGATCGATTTTATCGATACTCATCCAATGGCAGAAACATGTAAAGTGACCGAGGCGCACGATGTCTATAAACGTGAAGGACTAGGATTGATTTGGTGTGGTCTCAATGGAGTGGGATATACTACTGTTAAAAAAGCTCATGAAGAATATCTAGTATGGCGTGGTGATGGTTTTCAACAAAATTTATTTGATTCATTACCAGAATATAATCAAGATTCTTATGGTAATTATTCATTAAAAAAAGTTTAAATAAAACGAAAAAAAAGCTTTACTATTCCATATAACTATGATATAATATATGTATAAAATGAAAATAAATGAGGAGTATAAAATGAAAAATAAAATACAAATTTGGGATGATGTTTATCATGCAATTATGAATGCTGACAATAGTGAGTTAAACGACATCATTGATATGATTAAAACTAGGCAGAGTCGTCTTCGTGAAGATGCGAGTAGAAATTTTATTGTAGGTGACTGGGTAAAATTTGATGCTGGTAAAAGAGGAACGATTACTGGTGTAATTACAAAAGTTAATAGTAAGTCAGTTCTCGTCAGGCAGTCTGTCGATAAAAAAGTGATCAACTGGAAAGTGAATAATCCAGCAGAATTAAAATTAGCATCAGTAGCATAAGGAGTATATTATGAATGATTTCGATTTGAATAACACAAAATTTCCATCTGGTCTCACATATGATGAGTCAATGACTATCGCTGAAAAGTATATTGACAGCATGTCTGGCACTGATTATAAATGGATGGCAGTAAAATATTTTGGTGAATTAGTGAGAAACGATAAGATGTGGAGAAACATCGCAAATAATGTTTTAAGAAAGGAGATTGCATAATGGTTGCAGCAGTAGAAACAATGGCATATGCAGGTGAAGTCCCGTGGCACGGACTCGGTGTTCCTGTATCAAATGATCTGACACCTGCTCAGATGATGAAAAAAGCAGGACTTGATTGGACTGTACAAGAGGCACAATCTTATGTGCGTTGGAATAACAGGTCTGCTGGTGGGATGATAGAAGAGATTCCTACAGGTCAGAAATCACTTATCCGTAGTTCTGATGGTAAAGTTTTGACTAATGTTGGTGAGAACTGGAATCCATGTCAAAATGAAACTGCCTTTGAGTTTTTTCATGAGTATGTAATGGCAGGTGACATGGAGATGAATACTGCTGGTTCGTTACGTGGTGGTCAAATGGTATGGGCACTTGCGAAAGTGAAAGATTCGTTTGAATTATTTGGTGGTGATAAGATTGATTCATACCTATTATTTTCAAATCCACATCAATATGGTAAAACAATTGATGTTCGTTTCACACCGATACGTGTTGTTTGTAATAACACATTGACTCTTTCTCTTGAAGATAAAAATAGTAACTCAGTCAAAGTAGGACATCGTGTTGAGTTTGATGCGAGTCAGGTAAAAACTGCACTTGGTATTGCTACTAATAAACTCAAGTCATATAAAGAGATGGCAGCATTCCTTGGTTCAAAAAGATATACTGCTGATTCTTTGATTGAGTATTATAACACTGTGTTTCCAAGAACTACAGATAAAAGAGTTCAAGGAAAAGGATTATCTGTTGATACACTATCAAGAAACGCATTGATATCATTGCAATCAATTGATAGTCAACCTGGAGCAAGATTTGCTGAAGGTTCTTGGTGGCAAGCATTTAACTCTGTGACTTTTGTTACAGATCATATGCAGGGTCGAGATGCAGATAGTCGTCTTTACTCATCATGGTTTGGATTTAATCAAGGTCGCAAACGTGATGCAATGAAGACTGCAGTGGAGTTTGCAAATGCTTCTTAGAAAATTTTTACTTACTGGTGCCATCGTATCTTTTACGATGGCAGGTATTGATTTTGCGCGTGCAGAAACAGTTCAAGATCACTACAAAAATGTAGTCGTAAAAAGACCATATTCAGTTCAAGTTTGCACACAAGGCAATGGCAAGTCTGATCTGGAAAATTTACTCGAAGGTGCCATCATCGGTGGTGCCATCGGTAATAATGTGCCAGGAGAAGATGGTGGTGGTGCTATGGGTGCTATCATCGGTGGTCTTCTCAATAGTGAGAAAAATAAAGGTCAAAGGTGTCAAGTTGAAACAAGATACGAGGAAGAATATCAAAATGTTTATTCTCACTCAACTGTCACTTTTTATTATAATGGAAGACAATACACATTAAGGTTTAACAAATGAGTCCGAATCCACATTACATAAACATGATTATTAATTTTAGTATATTAGGTGTTTTAATATACGTTGCATTTATGGTGTCATAATGAAACAGGAACAAATAGTCGAAAAGGCAGAAAAAATATATAAGTGGATGAAACTCAATCGTGATAATGATTGGATTCAAAACACTGGCAATATTTGGTTAAAGTATATGGCAAGGAGATATAATGAAAGCACATAAACCTGATATGCTTGCAGCATGGGCAAAAGAAAATAAAGTTCCTGGATGGGAAAGGATATATCAAGCATACGATCCAAAGGAAAGAGAAAAACGTAGGCAACAAAGTTTAAAATACGCGCAAAGAAAAAGTAATCAATAAATAAAGACTTAAGAAAGAGGGATCGTGGTGATCCCTCTCATAACTAAAAGGGAGAAATTACTATGGAACTAGTAACTCTCTGGATGGCAGTTGGATTTTTATTTGCTGCTTATTCAGTTATTGCAAACGATTCAGTACAAACTCTCGGTACTTGGATCGCATCAAATAATGAGAGATTTAATTGGAAGACGATGTGGTTATCCGCTTCGTCTGTTTTATTATGGGCACTATGGTATGGTTGGTACACTAATGGTGGTGACATATCATATGGACGACTGAACAAAATACCATGGCAAGAGATACAATGGTATCATGCCATGGCACCAGGACTACTACTAATATTGACACGTATAGGTGTACCAGTGAGTACATCTTTTTTAGTATTAAGTGCATTCGCATCTACTTTCATTTTAGAAAAGATGTTGATGAAATCGATGATGGGATATGCAGTTGCCGCAGTAGCAGCATACATTATCTGGATTGGTGTTACAAAGATACTTGACGAAGCAAAACCTGTCAAAGAAGAACATAAAAAACTTTGGAGGATTGGTCAATGGGTGACAACAGGTTTTCTATGGTGGACTTGGTTATCTCATGATATGGCAAATATTGCTGTATTTCTTCCAAGACAGATACCAGTCGATTTAATGATCGGAATCAGTATTATCTTTGTTGCTGGATTATGGTGGATGTTTAGAGAGGGTGGTGGTAAAATTCAAAACATCGTTCTTGAAAAACATAACACAAGATATGTTCGAAGTGCAACTATCATTGATGGTGTCTATTGGATTATTCTATTCTTCTTCAAAGAACTAAACGACATTCCTATGTCAACAACATGGGTATTCGTAGGACTACTTTGTGGTAGAGAACTTGCAATGGCTACTATGACTGGCAAGGAAAAATTCAAGGTGGTATTCCCACTGATTGGTAAAGACTTCTTAAAAATGATGGTTGGTCTTGCGGCATCAGTTGGTGTTGTATTATCAATTCATTATATTATAGTTCCTGCTGGACTGTAAAAAATACATTTTAAAAGAAAAGCACCCGAAGGTGCTTTTTTTTATTTACAAAAGCATATAAATAGAGTATAATATATGTAGAGGAATTAATGTATTTTAAAGAATTTATTACCGAGCAAAAAAACACACATATGACCCACATTGAAGACAAAGTTCTTTATGGTGGAGTCAAGGGAACGAGAGAAGCAATACTTGCTCTCCGATCTTTGAGAGATACACTAGGAGGTGAACATGACGGGAATGTTAGTGTTAAATGGGATGGTGCTCCTGCTATCTTTGCTGGGATTGATCCTCGTGATAACAGATTCTTCGTGGCGAAAAAGGGGATCTTTAACAAGTCTCCCAAAGTATACAAGAGTGATGATGATATTGATGCTGATACTTCTGGCGATCTTAATAAGAAGTTTAAGTTGGCTTTACAGTATCTCCCACTTTTGGGTATAAAAGGAGTGATACAGGGTGACTTTTTGTATAGTTCAACAGATGTCAAAACTGAAAAAATTAAGGGAAAGTCATACGTCACCTTTCACCCTAATACAATCGTATATGCAATACCAGCAGGTACGCCAATGGCCAAGGAGATCAAAACATCAAAAATAGGTATTGTATGGCATACAAGATATACAGGTAATTCATTTGAAAATATGAAAGCATCTTATGATGTTAATGTTTCTAAATTAAAGAAAACTAAAAATGTCTGGTCTCAGGATGCAATGTTACGAGACATGACTCAATATACTATGAAAAAAAGTGACACGGAGGAAGTAAATGAATATCTCAGCACTGCAGGAAAAATCTTTAATCAAATTGCAGGATCTACGTTACGAGAGTTGGAGGCTAATCAAAAATTTGCTGGAACTATCGAAACTTATAATAACACTTTTGTTAGGTCTGGTTCTGTGGTTGGTGATACTGCTAAACATGTTGATGGTTTGGTTCGGTACATTACTGCAAAATATAATAAAGAGATTGCAAAACTAAAGACTGATGCAGCAAAAGGTAGGAAACAACAAGCACTTGAGAAAGAATTAGAATTTTTTTCACCCGATAATAAAGCATCATTAAAGAAGATATTTGACCTGCAAAAAGTCATTACTCTTGC